CTTTGTAGTATCAGAATATATTGTTCATTGAATCCTTCAAAAACATCCGCAACTTTTATTGAACTTGTTTTGAAAATTTGTGCTCCAACTTTAGCAAGACTTTTCCACCAATCAATCACCATAGGGGTGTCAATTACGTTAGGAAATTTTTGTGGTGAAGTAGTATTCCAAATTTTAACAGCGTCTGAAATTGTTATTGCCGTAACTACCTGAAAATATTCAACATCGGATGGAAACTTATAGTTTGTTTCTGTAGAACCATATGGTAAACTATATGTAACCGACGTATCTGAGTATTGTCCTGTCGCATAGGTCACATTTATTGATGTTGACCCACTACCATTGTAAGTGGTACCACTAATACCTGTTACAGGGCCTGTAGGTGTGTTAGCACTATACGACCAGTTTACGTCTGTAGTGCCTGTTGGGTTTACTGTTGTTAATAAATCTCCCGCCGTAAACTGTAGATTTGATAATACAGTGATTGTATTGTCAAAGTGAAAATTATTCACATTTGACTCTTTTGCAAATGTTACTTTAATTTTATTGACTCCTGAAAAATAACTACTTCTTTGATTAAACAAATTAATTCTTTCTGCCAATGGAAGTGTTTTTGAGGATGCAAAACTTTGTAGTGGTATTTCACTAGAAATGCTTATCAATGATGACACAGGGTTTTTGTAAAGCGCTGGATTACTTACAAATGCTTTAGCCGAAAAACCTGCTGTCGCCTCACTGTAGTTTATTGCGAAATTTACAATGTCTTCTTGTGGATTACCTGACAAATAAACCTCATATCCCGCCTGATAGTAATTTGGTGAAGCTAAATAACTTAATATACCATTACCTCCCGAATTTTCTTGTCTGTTTGGAGTTGTAGTAACATTTTGTGAACATTCGCAAGCCTGGCATTCAGGATAAGTTATCATTGGTAACTTAAATTTCGGGTTCTCTTTATCACAATATTTCTTCCATCTCCTAAAAGGATACCAAGTGATTGCTATGATACTAAACCCCTGTTTGGATAACCAACATAAAAAATCATAAAATAAATTTCTTATGAAATATATTACATGAGCAATGATTAAAACAATCATTCCAACTGGTTGTATTATTGTAAAAATTAATGAAAACAGAAAAAATAAAAAATCAAAATTTCTAAATCCGTCGTTAACAGGAAATTTATTTACACTTGCTGAACAATCATCACTATCAATTTCTTTAATACCTATGAATCTTCCTTTATTTCCCTTCTTGTATTCATCGATTAACCCTGCTACAGTATATACTCTATTGAATTGAAACTCATAGAATGTATCTTCGCAATCTATTGCGGTATTAAGTTTATCTAGTTTAAACTGTCCACTAAATCCATTAGTATATCCACTCCAATCTAAACCAAAATAATAAGAACTAGATAATTGTTTGTTTGCTGTAGTACCTGTTGCTTGATAATTCGGGTCAGTAGTTGTTGAAGTCCACCCATACTCTCTAACATTCGGAACTAAAAAATACCCTCTTCTAACTGACTCCGTTAACGTTGGCGGTTGTTGCCATTTAACTTTGAATCTATATTTGGCTTTGGTTGGAACTCCAACGTTTGGGTCATTGGATAATACTTTTTCACCGAACTCATTTGTATAAATGTAATCCAAATTCATTGGTAATTCGGTCAACCATACTCCATTACCATCAATTATATTACCCGCTTGTTCTAATTCATATTGCTCCAAAACAGGATTACCTTCTGCATCTTGTCCAATTGTTTGTCTAATTGCCAAAATTTGTCCAGGACCTGATTGCAAGGAGCACATGTTACCCATATTATCTCTTGGCTTACATCCCGCTACTGAAAATATTCCTGCATAATTAAACCCAGGTCTAATCCTCATATTATCTGGTGATGAATATAACGAACCCATGAAAGTAGATGTTGGTTGAATATCGATGTTAGCGTCATCTCTTAAATCGAAATCAACTCTATTAATTGCGAGTTGACATAACTCAGGGTCACCCCAAAGAGGTGAAACATCCACATATTTTGTAAGAGAAACTATTTGTGGTAGTGAATTTAAATCTGTTGATGTTCTAAATTTATTTCCTGAAACTTGAGCTTCTGTAGCTCTGCCCATTCTAATTAAATCTTGAGGTGTTAATGAAAACTCACCAATATCAGAAAGGTCTACATCCATCACTAATTGTTGAGCGCCTTGGGGTACTCCCATAATCATGTAGTCACCACTCTCGTTTGTTTTAGAACTAAATTTGTAATACTTGTCAAATATCTCTACCGCAGTTGAACCTGTTAAAGCGTCGTTTCTTGTTGGTAATGTTCCTGTCGCAGCGTGTTTTGAGTATGATTTTTCGTAAGGTAATAAATTGTATCTATATCCGTCTTCGTTTTTATCAGCTGGAGATTTGTAAGGATATATACTCGAAATTATTGGGTTCGATTGGTCAATACTACTAATAGGTATAAAAACAGAAATTCGAGCATTCGGAAGTCCCAATCCATTGTTTGCTGTAACCCTACCTACAATCACACCATAATCCGCACAACTTTGAGGATAGATATCTGCTTGTTGGATTGCCAATGACAATATCTCCAAAAAATCGTACTCTTGGTCTAATTGGACGTTGATAGTTTTATTGACACCCTGTTCTGTTCTTATTCTGTATGATTGACCCATTAAAGTCCTTTAGTTAATAAATAGTTTATGTGGAATTTTTAAAGAAACCTACACCCTTAAAATATAAACTAAAAGAGAAAATAATAAACCTGTTAAGATAAAGTAACTGATTGGAAGTTCTTAACTGAAACTCTGATGTCTTTAGAAGGATATCTTACTTGATATACTTGTGATGGTTGAGCGAAGATTGTATCATCAATTGGACCGATTAATTTGGTTTCAGGGTCTGAATATTCCATTGATGTTTCAGCCGATGAATATTGTCCTCCAACTTCATTGTAAACATCGATGTTAGCTACGGTTAAAACACCATTTGTATTCTGAATAATACTACTTAATTCTGATAGATATACGTTCTGTCCAAGTTGTCTTGTTTGTGGATTCAAGTATGTTGATACTTTATCAATTACGTCTGAAATAACTTGTCCTGAATTTTGTGCCGAGTCCAACACAATAGAAACATCCATACTCAAATCAATAACTTCTGCAGTCAATATTGAAATATAGTCATTCATCATTCTATAGTTAGAAAGATAATTAGCAATATTTTGTCTCAAAGTATTTGACACAATACTTGTTAACTTACCTGAAGAATCATAAGATAATATTTGAATTAATATCTTATTGTCGTTTTCAGTTATTGAAACTTTTGCAGGTGCCCCAAATTCTGATGGCATGTTTCTTATTATGGATTCATAGTCCTGAACAGTAACGGCTCTTTTTTGTGCTGAAAAGTTAAAAGAAACATAGTTTCTAATTTCTTCCAATGAAGGTACACCAGCACCTCCAATCGCAGCAGTAACGTTATTACATCTTAAAGAATTGACAACAGCTGAGTTTGTAATTTCTGATGGTCCATTAACAAAGAACGAAACGGTACCAACTTGATTGATAACATTTGTTCCCAAGTTAGTTGCTAAACCACCACCAACTCTATACTGAATGAATAATGTCGAGTTTGGAGTCAATGCTGAACCTAATGAAAAGTTGTTTGAGTATCTTTGTAAATCAAGAGTTGCTCCAACTGTTGTAAATTGGTCTAAGGCATCTTGTGCTGTGTTTGTTCCCCCACCAAAAGTCATTTTCTTAAATCCTTCAGGTGTATATTCTGTAATAAATCTATTTTGAGTTTGGATGTATCTTCCAACTTTAATACCTGGTTGGTCTGATACTTTTGTTGGGTCTTCAACAAAAACTCTATCTTCGGCTAAGGCATCTACTTCATACCATCTATTTGCCGCCCCTAAGAATTCAGCGGTTGTTGGTACGTTTGTATAGTCAGTTCCGCTTTTCAAAAGTACACTTGTAATACCCAACACATTCTTTTCAGGTAAAAATAATTCGAAGAATGGTTTAACATCATTTGGAGTGATAACTCTTTTGAATACTTTTGTAATACCATTAACAACCACTTCTCTTTTTGTAATTGTATAGTTAACTAAAACGTTGTTTGCATTGAAGTTTGGTATTTTAAGTCTATTAGGGAAACCTTGGGCGTTATACGGTGATGTGAAATCAACGTCGTAGATATTTTCAAATACTATACCCGCTCCAACAACTTGAGAACCTCTTAATAAAGTTCCAAGATATCTTTCATCTTCTTTATCTCCAAAAGCTGGTACTGTAATAGAAAAATCGACCAAAGACACTGATGGTCTTTGTCCTGGCAACTTCAAACCATATGTTCTAGCAATGTTGTAGATTGATGACCTTTGTTGTGCGTATTGAAGAACAGTTTCTTGAATACTTCTATCAATATGATAGTGTAGGTTATCGGCTACAGCGGCGTTTAAATCAATAAAAACAGAAAAAACAGAAGCGTCATTAAAATCTTGAATTAAATCAGGATAATATGTTTTGGCATAATTTAATAATTCAGTTCTTATTGCCTGATAATCTCTGGTAGTATATGATATTTTACGATTCGCCATTTATATTAAATATTAATAATCACAAAATCACTTTGTGCAAATGCAGAATTAGTTACAGCATAATCTATTCTAACTTTTGCTGTATATTCTGAAGTTCCCTTTCCTGGTACACGATAAATTGAAGATTCTCCACTTCCAATTATGTTTTGACCTGTGGCAATATCAATTTCTTCTTGTGGGTCGGCTGGTTCTATTGTTAAGTTATTGATTAAAAGATTTGGCATAAATTGTTGAACCGCGTCTCTTATATCCGATTCTATCGCACTGAAAGTCAATCCATCAAAAGGTTCAAATAAAAACTCATACAATCTTGTTCCAAAGGCAGGTAAGAAATATCTCGAACCCTTTCTTGTTAATAATAAATGTATTAGGTCTGCCTTTATTTCTTGTTTTTCTAGTTCAGTGAGTTGTAAGTAATCACCTTTTCTAGAATCCCTAAATGGAAAGTTTAATCCGTATGTCAGTCCTTGTGCCATATTCAGATAAATATACTTGCTTTATTTTTTTATTAAAGCCGTATTTCCTTTTTGTGCTTTTGGTTCATAAGGACAATGTCTACAACTATTCCCGCAACAATATCCCCTTTGAGTATGATATTCCTCGGTAAACACTATCCTACCGTTTTCTTCATAAAAATGAGAAGGGAGAAGTTTTGGCTTCTCCCCTCTATTATTATCTGTTTCCTTTAATTGAATAATAGAATGCATTAATAATATTTTGAACTAAATTATCTCTCATGATTTTATACCAGTGTGACTTCACAAGCTCCACCCGCGCATGCTACCTCTCCACTCAAATCGGTATCATCATCCATTTCAACAATTTTTGATAAATCAACATCATGAAGAGTCTTCATTAATTCTTCGTATTTGTCTTTTGTACAATCTTCAAATGGTGCTTGGATATATGTTCCACCATCATAAGGTAATACTGAAAGTCCGTTATAGTATTCTTTATTCTCCCACATCCACTCACCAACAGCTGGCCACTCGTGCTCTCTAATTGAGATTGTTGCCGATACGTTGTGAGCTTTTGAAACACTTCTGTGTCCTGGTTTAATCCATTCTTGTTGAACTTTTTTAACTCTCTCCATTAATTG